AGGTTCATTTACTTCTGGGAGTGGTCAAACTCCTTTCGGATTATATGACTCTGATACAACATTTGCTTCACAGTCTGTACAGACAGCAGATTGGTGTGCAAAACGATTAGGCTTTCCATTAACAGATATAGAATTACAAGATGTGAATTTTTATGCATGTTTTGAAGAAGCTGTAACAGAATATGGCGCACAAGTAAATACATATAATATTAGAGATAATATGTTGAACTTGTATGGAGCAGCAACAGGCTCAAATTTATCAGGACAAAAAGTATCTTCTAATTTTGGAGGATTAATAGAGATAGCAGAAGAATATGGAACAGAAGCCGGTAGTGGTGGAAATGTAACATATTATACTGGGTCAATTTCAGTATCTAAAGATAAGCAGACATATGATTTAACAGATTCAAATACAGTTACTTTAGAGTCAGGAACACCTGGAACAGATTTAATTGAGATAAAAAGAATATTTCATGATCCGCCAGCTGCAATTGTAAAATATTTTGATCCATTTGTAGGTACAGGATTAGGTTCACAACAAATGTTAGAGACATTTGGTTGGGGACAATATTCGCCTGGTGTGTCATTTATGATGATGCCAATATATGCTGATATATTAAGATTGCAAGCAATTGAATTCAATGACATAATGAGAAAATCTGCTTATACATTTGAATTAATAAATAATAAAATAAGATTCTTTCCAATACCAAACGGAAGTAATTTTACAAAAGTACATTTTCAATACATTAAAAAAGAAGATCGTTCAAATGCATTAAAAGGTGAAACAGGAACAATATCAGATTTTTCAAATGTTCCATATGAAAATGTTACATATGCAAATATCAATGTAGTAGGTAAACAATGGATTAGAAGATATACATTGGCATTGGCAAAAGAAATGTTAGGATATATTAGAGGTAAGTATTCTAGTTTACCAATACCTAATGCAGATATAACATTAAATGGTGGAGACCTTATATCAGCCGCTCAATCAGAAAAAGAAGGTCTTATAACAGAGTTAAAAGAGATACTTGATACAATGTCCAGGCAAGCACAATTGGAAAGAAAACAAGCTGAAGCAGATGCAATGCAAGGTACATTTAATAAAATACCACTCAAAATATATATAGGGTAGAATATGGCATTATATGGGTCAGATAGAGATGTAAGTTTAGTAAGATCGATTAACCGAGAACTTATTAATAAATTTATTGATGTAGAAATAGCATTCTATAAATTATCACTAGATGATACTAAAGCTAACATGTATGATGAAGCAGATAATAAAGTTTATTATGCTCCATTACGAATAAATTGTTTAGCTGGTAAAGATTCAAAATCATATGTGTCAGATGATGCAGGATATGATATAACAAGAACAGGTCAGTTTCAATTCTTACGTGATGATTTAAAAGATTCAAATATACATATCGAAGAAGGTGATGTCATAGAATGGGATAATGAATTTTATGAAGTAGATAGTGTAGGAGCATCTCAATATTGGACAGGAAGAAATCCATCAACTGATATTGGATTTACTCAAGGAGATATATCTGAATTTGGATATTCAGTAGCAGTTAGTGTTGAGGCACATGTAACAAGAAGAAATAGATTAAATATACAAGAAGTGAGATCAGGAATTAATAAACCTAATAGTATACCGAAAAACTTATAATGGCAAAGAAAGAATTAAATAAATCATATAGTACTCATACGAATGATGAACAACATAATCGTGCTCATCAAGTTCGTCGCGATGATGATGTAATTAAAACGCCTAAATGTACTATTGAAGATGTTGATTGGGCTATAATGTCATATTTAAGAGATGTAGTAAAACCTGTAATTACAGAAAATGGACAAACTATAGATATTCCAATAATGTATGCGAATGGTGAAAAATGGGCACAAGTACAAGCTAAAGGTTATATGAGAGACCGAAAAGGTAAATTAATGACTCCAGTTATAAGTTTAAGAAGAGGTTCTATTACAGAACGTGATTCATTAAAAAAATTGGATGTAAATAAAAACCCTGATGGTAATGCTCAAATTTTACAAAATAAATTTACCCAGACTAATCGTTATGATAGATTTTCGGTAACAAGAGGTGCCAAGCCTTTAAATGAATTTTATGTTACCGCAGTTCCAGAGTTTGTAGATGTTGCATATGAAATATTAATATGGACAGAGTATACAGAACAAATGAATTCAGTAATAGAACAAATAATGCCAGTAGGAGGATTTGCATGGGGCACAACATGGAAGTTTCCAACATTCCTTTCTGATTATACATTTGAAACAACTCAGGCATCTGGAGAAGATAGAGTAGTAAGAGCAACATTGCCAATAACAACAAAAGCAACATTATTAATGACAGATGAATTACGTCGATCGACGGTACAAAAGAGATATTCAATTAAACGTGTACATTTCAAATCTGAAACAGAGTCATTTAATGTTAATGTATCATCGCCACCACCTGGTAATAAATTTAATCCATTTAATGAAAGACCTGGATTAAATGATTCAAAAAAACCTAAAGAACAAGGTGCAAGAATTAAAAATCGTATAAGGTCTATATCAGGTATAAAAGATCTTAAAAATAGACCACATGCTAATACAGATCAAAACTAGTGTTTTGCGTTAGAAAAGCATATTTATATAAGTAATATAATTAGGAGAAAAAGTTATGACAAAGACCAAAAAGTTTACAAAAGACGAGTTAGATGAAATTAAAAAATTACAAGATTCAAATGGAAGTTTGATATCTAAATTTGGACAAATTGAACTAGAAATTATATTAACTAATCAACGTCTTGATGCAATTGCAAAAGAAAAGAAAAATTTGCAATCTGAATATGAAAAATATCAACAAGAAGAACGTAAATTAGTTAAAAGATTAAACGACAAGTACGGAGCTGGTACAGTAGATCTATCAAATGGTGAATTTACACCGTCAAATTGATAGGTTTGACTATTTGCTCTGATATTTATAAGAAAATAAAATAAGAGGAGCAACATAATGGCCGAAAAAATAGTATCACCTGGTGTATTTACCAAAGAAGTAGACCAGTCCTTTTTACCTGCAGGGATTCAAGCGATAGGAGCTGCAGTAATTGGACCAACAGCAAGAGGACCTGCTAACATACCAACAACGGTATCTAGTTATTCAGAATATTTACAAATATTTGGAGGAAAAGTAGAATCAGGTTCAGGCGCATCAAAAAATGAATATAAGTATTTAACAGATTATACAGCAAAAGAATATCTTAAATATGCAGAAACATTAACAGTAGTAAGAGTATTGGCAGGTTCATATCTTCCAGCTGAAAGTATTGTTTCTTCATCTACATCTGCTGGAAATACTACTGCTACTAGTTCTATTCTTATTCCTGCAGCTTATGGTGTTGGTGCTATTGGAGGAATAACTGCTGGTGGTATATCAGGATCGGCTCATGAATTAACAATTAATGGTATTGATTTTATACCAGTTATTTCTGGATCATTATTTGATGATAGTAGTACTGAGATATATTTTACAATGGGATCAGGTTCTCATGATTTAGGTGTTGCATTAGCAGCTGCAATTAGTACTAATTCATCTTTAACTAATGTATCTGCTTCATTTAATAAATCAAATCAAACTTTATTATTAACAGGGACATCTGCCGGAACAGCAGGTAATGTTACTGTTACAACAAGTTCGATTCAGACTGATGCGGATAGACAATTTCCATTCTTACAAGGAAATGGTGATTCTGATACTTATAATGTTTCAGGAGGAACAAATTCAACAACAGAATCAGAAACATTTGTATTAACAACATTGGCAGATGGTGCAGATCAAAATAGTGCTGTTACAGAAAAGGCAAATGGATTGTTAACATCAGGTTCATCTAATAATATAAGATGGCAAATAACAAGAGTTAATCCAACAAAAGGTACATTTGATTTACAGATACGAAGAGGAAATGATACCAATAAAAGAAAAGTAATATTAGAACAATATACAAACTTAACACTTGATCCAAATTCAGCAAATTATATTGCAAAGATGATTGGAGATCAATATTTTACTTTGAAAGATGCAGGAACAACAGATCCATATCTTCAATTAACTGGAGATTATCCAAGACGATCTAAATATGTTCGTGTTACGGTTAAAGCTAAGACATTAAATTATTTAGACGAAAATGGTG